GTGGACCGACTAGGGGCCTCATGACACCATGTTCCCCTGCGCGCTGCGTCCTCCGCGCAACACGCCACGGACCCACTGTGCAAATGTCATCCCCTTGGGGCACCGCTCGCCAATGTGGTCCTCTTCCCCGTGGGTCTTAGCGCCAGCCTCTATGCGGGGCGCACACTCGGGGCAGCAGGCATAGCTGCCGAACATGATCCCTCCTTCGGTGCTGACGGTAGTATGATCTGCGTTGCACAGGTCACACAGGACTACGTCCCCCGGATCTAGTTCCATGACCGTAAACCCGATGGCCCGGAAGACTTCTATCATTTCAGAAGGGCTGTACTCTTTCATAAGCGCGTCCTGGTAAGGGGGCTTTTTTCGGCCCCCTGTTGGTGGATATCAGACTGCGTGAGTACCTTCCACGCCGCGACGCATCCTTGCCAGAGTCCGCTGCTGGAGCCAATGCTGGGCCTCTTCAATGTGCGTCAGCGCGCAGGAATTTTCCTTGCACGAGTACGGTCCCTTTTGGAATCCACGCAGACGATCAGCCAGGACCGCCAGCAGCGCCTCGTGCGTGATGCCATTGACACCGTTGCCGTCCTCGTCGATGGGGCCGTCCTGGAACTGGAGCAGCGTTTGAACGGTTTCCCCGTCAATTGCGTACACATGATTAGCGCCGCCGTGACCCGGCTCGTCAACAACCGTGACTGTAAGGCGGTCGTTGGCGGGATTCACGATGTGGTCTGTCAATACTCTGTTCATGTAACATATCCTTTCTGTTGGTGGGCGGGGGAAGCTGAGCCTGTTATCCGTAGGCCTCCCCCTAGTCTGCTACGGTTGGACATCCTCCCGATGGCTGTAGGGAGGGGGGTGCTGCGAGCACAGGCCCATCACTCTGCACAGCGCCCCTGCGGGTACAGTATACCCTATTGGACCCTTTCTTGACCACAGTTTTCGCATACGAGGACGTCATGCAAGCGACTGTCCGGCCCCATCTTGGGGGCTCCGTGGGACCAGTTATGGATCCCATTCGGGCTGCTGCTACAGACTGGGATAAACTGCTCCCTCTCACCCTCCGGGCGGTGAGGCTGCCCCACTATCTCCTGCACCCGCTCGCGTACGTTCACGCAGGACTCGTCAGGCATTGGGTTGAACCGCTTGGCATGACGCGTGTAGCCGCATTTCACACATTCCCGGCGGTGGTCATCATTGCCCAGTCCACAGTGTCCGCAGACCCACTGAGGTTCACGATGAACGCTGTGGTGAGGACGGGGCGGCAAGAGTTCATCTGCCGTTGCGGCATCTTCAGGGTGGGGCCACGGCCCCTCACGGGGCAGCCCCGAGGCCAGCGGGGGTAAGATTCCCCCTTCCTTGAAGTGCGTCGTGGTGGCCCCGTCGCCCTCAGGGTAGTAGACCTCGATCATCTTCTCAATGAAGTGGATGGCCTTCTCCAGATCCTGCCGTCCGTTCTTCCGCCGGTGGCGATCAATGTACCTGAACGCCTGCGCGTCCAAGTAGGGCATATCATTGGCGACTACATAGTCCCAGTGCTGAATGCGACGGTTGTAGTGCTCACCGCCGACTTGCTTGTCATTTGCGCTCATGGTTCCATGCTCTCCGCGATGTAGTTGAAAAGGTTGAAGGCGCGCTCGGTGGGATGTCCGAGCCTGCCCAGATACATGAAGCCGTTGTCCAGCACCGGGCCGATAGCACTATTTCCCATTTGTTTTTCTTCAATGCACCACAGGACGAGTTCCATGGTGTCGCACCACTTGAGGATGTGCTGTTCCTCCTTGCTGAGCTCGCCCCACTCCGTGCCGACCCTCTTGTGGAAAGCCTTCTCCACGTTATCCAGCATGGCTACGAGAATGTCGTTGCCCCACTTGAAGGTGGCCGGAATGTCCCCCGTAACGATTTCCGGTACGTCGTGGTTGAGTGCTGCCTTGATGAGCTCGGGGCTTGGTGCCGGGCTCACAGCGTATACGAGCTGAGCCACCTGCCACGAGTGTTCTGCGATACTCTGCGAACGGATTTTGCGAACTGTGTGATATCGTTCCACGCACCCCGCGTCCCGTACAATCATGATGTTCATTTGTCCACTCTCCGGTTAAGCCATTCAACGCAGGCCCGTCGCCAGTCAGGGGCTTCAATACACCGGGCCAGATATATCGCCTGTTCCATGTCCCCGCCACGGCGACATTCCCATGACTGCACCATCGGGGCGACTACTCCGTTCATAAAGGGCTCTTCGAAATCATCGTCCTTGCCACCGCAGAGGTCCCTGCATTCTTCGCTGAACACTTCCCAGTTCACGACCAGCGGCATGAAGCCGGGGTACGGACCCGGCGGAGTAATTGCCCTGATATCGTGCATATCCATGTGGTTGCTCGGCAGGAGAGGCCAGTGCTGTTCGTAAACATGGAGATTGTTGGTCGTGTGATACCAGATTCCCACCGGCACCCCGATCACTGCGGCCATCCACTCCTGTAGTATAGTCATGTGGACGCAGTTCGCCCCCATCAGCCCCCAGATGAGGTCGTTGCTGCGGTTGATGGTCATCATATTCAGCCTGCCCCGCACGATACGGGGCATGATCATCACGTTGCAGGGAATGTCCTTGGAAGGGATCTGTGAGTCGTAGCGCGGATCCCACATGGAAATCACCACCTGCCTGTCGTTGGGATTCTTCTTCAGGCGATAGGTGGTTTCCATAAGCTGGTCATAGCCGAAGTAGTGTCGCCATCGATGACCGTAGGCTCCGTTAAAGGTCTTGCCGTCGTCGCTGTAGCGCCCGATATTGCTGTTGAACCGAGCGGGGAACGCGACGTCATTGTGCCCCGCCAGCATCCACAGCGCCTCCAGCAAGTGGAAGTACGGATTGGCATCCCGTGCTACGTCCAACAGCACCCTCTCCTGCGGAAACATCACCGTGAGGGCGAGGGGGCCGTCCAGGACCAGCGCCATTCCGTTGCGGGTTTCAATCTTCTGCGTTCGGCCACTCCAGCCCATCAGGTTCTTGAGTGACCGATAGGCGTAGGGGATATTGACATCAGAGCAAAAGCTGAAGTTGCTCATTGGTAGTACCTCCTGCGCCCCGGATCGTTGTTCTTGTAGCGCATGAACTTGCTGAACTCACAGAGGCAGTTCTGCATGTCCTGTCGGTGCAGGCCCAGCTCCTTGATCTCCTGGGGCAGTACTTCGCAGAGATGCTGCATCCGGGTCGCGTAGTTGCCGTGACTGGTGCGCCCATCTCCGTAGATGTAGTCCAGCCCCTTCTTGCTGCCCGGCCCCATGACGCTGAAGCTGTGCCAGTCCGGGCACGCGGTCTGAAGCAGATAGCGGTCGTTCTTGAGGTCTGCGACCACCTGCCCCGCGAGGAAGCTGCCGAGGCCATCCACGCTAAGGAGCGCGTTGTACGCGGCGCTAAGACTGCCGTTTGGGATCCTGGTCAGCATTACGTCGTTCGTAACGCGGAACACGTAGTCCACCTTGTCCATGGCGACGCCGCAGGTGGTGACGACATAGGCCACATGGAAGATAGGTTCCCCCTTGGCCCGGACATCCTTGATGTCGCCCCCTTCCAGGATGGTCCGCAAGGTGGAGGCCTTGTTGAAGAGCCGCGCCAGCGTGTAGACGGCTGGCAGGTTCTCCACATTGTGCTCCAGTTCCTTGACTACCGCCTGGATCTCCTTGGTGCCCCTGTCGTCCTGACGCCTGTTGTTGCAGAAGTGATGGGCCTGGAGTATTGGGTCCGTGGTCCACGGCTTGGGATACATGGCTATCCTCTTCTTAAGAATAGCCTCCCGTTCCAGGATATAGTAGACGAAGTTACTTATTTCCATTACGCCTCCCGTAATCACCGGCTTTCTGCCATTGCACTATGAAATCGTGGCGGGGCTTGTCCGGCCCCCACCACCCCGACTTGGTGACCTTCTCCTTGACCGTAACGAATCCTGGGAACATATCCCGGAATCCATGCACGGCCTCGGTGTGGGCGTCAAAGGTGCGATGCGCGCTGCACCCTCCGGGGGCATTGGCCGGACCTACGTGGTCTACGAAGAGCTCGCAGTCCAGCACGTTCGGCTTGCCTTGGAGAAGCAGCTTGATGCACAGGACCATGTCGGACAGGGTGGCCCAATGATCCACCTTGATGTCCCCTACCAGCGCCCGGTTCATGGCCTTGACCCACATAACTCGCTTGTTGTTGATGTAGCCCCTCGGCGCATGGTTCCCCATCGCGCGGGTATGGAATCCGGCCAAGGGATACTGGTCCAAGTACCAGTTGAGGCGATCAAACCCGGCCGATATCTGTTCGGGGGTAGCACGGATGAGGCGGGTGTGGTTCTCCGGATCCCGTGCCGAGAAGCTGATGTCATCGTCCAGGATTACAACCTTGTCCGGCAACTGACCGTCCGCCCCGTTTATGATCCACTGGATCTTCTGGCTGCAGACCATCGGGTACGGCTCCGGCAGCACCGGAAACTGTGGATGTTTCTCCTCCGGAGGGGCGCAGATGACCGTGAAGTCGCGCCACGCGGGCGGGATTATCTTCGCCGTATGCACATTCCCTTCTCTGCCCTTGGTGATGATAATAAGTAGCATCTTGTCTACTCCATAAACAATCTGCCCCGGACTAGCCGGGGCAAATCGTGGCTGAAAGGGCCGATCAGTCGACGGTGACGCCGAGCAGCACGTTGACTTGGTGCACGAGGAAGCGATGGCTCGCTGCCTTTCCACCAGCCGCCGCGTAGAACTCGCCAACCGTGATGCCGTCCTGCATCAGGTCGAACATATTCTGGCGGTCGCTGCCTTCGCGGTACTTGACCGTCTTGCCCAGCTCGGTGCGGTGGATGACCTGGGAGTCCAGGAACACGTTGGCGCGACGCGGCAGCGGATTGCCGTCGGCGTCCACGCGGGGTGCTCGCTCTTTCTTCGCAGCCTTCGGGGCTTCCACCATGACGGGCGTGGTGCCGTCTTCTTCGAATTTCAGGCTGCCATCCTCGTTGGTGGCCTGGACCATCTTGGGACCCTTGGCCTTCCGCACTCGGGGCTCCTTGGGAGCAGCCTGCGGGGCCTCGCCGTCGCCCGCGTCCTGCGGGGTGCGAGGGGTTTTCTTGGCCTTTTCCAGAACGGATTGAAGCGACATTGTCTACTCTCCTGCTATCGGATGGAATGTCCTGGAATTTCCAGGTACTGTGCCAGTATACCACTGGGAACCTCGTAGTGCAAGGATCGTAGCTAAAATATTTCCTCTGTCAGGCACTTCTTCAGCTCTCGTATGAAGTGTGCCTCCCCTTCTCGCTTGCCATTCACCTTGTTCAGTATAGCCTTTTCTATGCCGCAGTCAAGCATGATGTGGTAGATGTTGACCTGCTCGGCCTTGCTCCCATGTCGTACGATCCGCAGGTTGGCCTGATAGGTATTCTCCCAGCTAGGATCGTTACCGAACCATATCACGTTGGAGCAGTTCTGTTGTAGTCCATCAATCCCGTGCGCTACGCTTTGGGGGTGCCCCAACAGAAGCGGTATAGAGCCACTGGCGAACGCTTGGCACGCCGCGCGACCCTGCGCCACACCAACTCCACCCCCTACCCGTGGAACTTCTCTACCGAGCCGCGCATTTATCCGCTCAAAGTCGTGCTGGTAGGCATAGAGACAGAAAGCTGGCTCACCGTTGAGTTCTTCCAGCAAGTTCTCCAATGCGTCCAACTTCAACTCGTGCAGGAACCGGGGGATGTGGTCGCTATAGACTGCCCCCTGAGCCAACTGCCGGAGCTTGCCGTAGAGGACCCCGGCGTTCGGCGCCATGACCAAGGCGTCCTCAATTACTGTCAGGAACTCATCGGCTAGCTCCTTGTAGACAGCCCGGACATCCGCTGGCATGGGGAGCCAAATCGGTACTACCTTGGAGGGCACGGCCTCCGCGACATCAATCTGGATGGTGGTGGGAGCGATCTTCTTTGCCACGCGCTCGGCGGCCCCGTACTGCTCTGTCCACCCGAACCCCGAGGGGTGAGGTTGCATATACTGACGACGGAAATGGGTGATGTACTGGCCGAGATCCCGCCCCTGATCGGTGATGTAGCATTGGAAGAACAGGTCCTCCAGCTTGCCGGGGCGCGGAGTACCTGTAAGGATGACCGCTCTATCAAAGAAGGGCAGGTATTTCTTCAGCGTTTTGCACCGGAGCTTCTGCGAGTTCTTGAACTTGGTAGACTCATCAATCACTAGCATGACCCGCTTGCCCTTGAGCCACTGACGAGCATACGGGTTCGGGGCACCGAGCGGTGACAG